TTACCTGTGTGTTTCATTAATTTAAACGTACCATTTTTTTGTTTCATCCAATGGTGTCCTTTAGGTGCTTTAACTTTCATGCTTAGTTAGCTTTAGCTTTTGGACATTCTCCATGACCATACATAGGCTGAACTGAACCACCTTTAACATACATCATTCTACCACCACCCATTTTTTTATCTCTAGGCTTCATGTTATATCCACCCATCATCATCTCTTTTCTTTTTTCTTTTCCGTATTTCATTTTTATCTCCTTGTTTTAAAAAGTGGAGGAGTCCGAAGACTCCCCCGAATTGATATTAGTCAATTGCGTAGAATGCACTACATAGAGCATCATCTCTAAGTACTTTCGCACCATAGACATGAAGACCTCTAACAATATCACCAAACGATGTTGGGTCTCTCAACACTTCTGTTGAAAGGATAGTGTTAGCAGTAGCAGTAGAACTCATATGTCCAGCCATAACTTTACCAGTAGCCGTTGTAGGCGTAGCGATATTGTTAGATTTGTACATATCAAATCCTCTTAGTTTTCCACTTGAAACTAAACCATTTCTGATTGAGCCTTGACCAGCGTTAAAGTCAACACTTAATAGCTTAGAACCAGATTGTGACAACTCTTCATAGAATGAAGGAGGTGCAACAAACCATCTACCTTCTTCAGGTACATTCTGGTCGTCTAAAAGTCTTGCCATTCTTGCCATAAGGTCAATAGCATCTACACCAGTTCCGTCTGAACCTAATAGGTCGACAGAAGCTGTAGTTTCAGCTACACCACCAGTACCGGCAGCAGCGTCTGCTCCGATGATATGGTCAGGTCCTGAAGCTGATACACCAGCAAACATAGTTGCTAAAACAGCAGCGTCATACGCATCTTTAAGAGCATATGCAGCAGAGCTTGAAGCAACTTCTTTGAAGTTCACATGTGACATATTTGTTTCAATATCATCTACGATGAATTTGAAAGCTTTAGCACTGTCAACAACCAAAGTTATTTCTTGGTCGGTTAGTTTTGTGTCAGTAGTATCGCTACCTCTAGTGTAGTCTGATACTGAAATGACAGGTTCTTTGATAATCTTTACAGAGTCTCCGTAAGCAGATATTTCACCGGCATAGTCGGTGTTAGTAATAGCTTCAACCACTGAGGCTTTTCTGAAAAAGTTTAAAACCTTTTTAGAGTAAACCGATGGTAAAAAGAAACTATTTGTTTGTCCTGCTACGGAGTTTGCAAAGTTAGCATCTGTATCTGTTGAGGGTTCAAAATATTGAGCCATGATACTTTCTCCTTGAGTTAATTATAGTTTATTTAACGATTCTGCCTTCTTGCATTGCATCTGATATTTCTTTTTCAAATTTATCAAATTCAGCAACACTCATTGCAGCAATCTCCTTTTCTGACCATACTCTCTGTTGCTTTGGTTCTACACTTGTTGTTTTAGTGGAGACCATATCTGCAGCAGATTTTCTAGTCGGTTTAGAAGATGACTTAGCCTTTGGGATATCAATACCAAAATCTTTTTTAAACAAATCTAAAGCACGTGAAGCTAGGTCGGCATCGTTAGCATTTGAGTATATCCAATCTTGAATAACTTTAGGTTGCTCTTTTGCCCAACCATGAAAGTCATCGCTGTTTCTGATATCTTCAAAATCAGGATGTCTTTCCATTAACCTTTTTTCTGCATCTTGTCGTATTAACTGATTCTCACGTTCTTGGAGTTTACTAAGGCGTTCTTCTAGAACTTTTGCTTTAGTCTCCGATTGCATATGAGCAACTGTTTCTACAACTTCATAAACATCAGGATATTGATTCTTAAATTGTTCTAGTTCTTCTTCAGTTTTTGGAGCTTTATATTCGGTTCTATTTTTAGTAGCTTCCTCTATTAACTCTTGTTCTCTGCTTTTGAACTCATTAAGTTTACTATCGTAATGTTTTTTCAAATCATCGTATCTTTTTTTATAGTCTGGTTTCTTATAAGGTGTATCCTTAGTAGTCTCCAGTTCTTCAGTATTAACACTTCCTTCAGCTTCCACTTCGGTTATGTCGTTACTTTTAAAGAGTTTATTCTTTTCAGAAGGCTCTTCAAAAAACATACTTTGAGATGATACAAAAGGTTTATCGTCTCCTTGGTGCCAATCTTTTTTTGCGTTATAAGGGTTTGGCGTTTCTTCTTTCTGGACTGTATTAGTCATTTTCTTTTTCTCCTACTCGGGGCTTATGTTCACAAGGTAGCTCTATGTCGACTAGAGGGCTTGTATTGTAAAGGTAGCCTTTTGGTTTTAGTTTGATAAAGGGCTGAGTAATTAATTCAGGTAGCTTTATCGTAAGTTGGTTTTGTTTATAAAAAACGATTTTGTCTGAACATAGACTTTTTAACTTCAGAATCAACTAAATCGTCTTGCTCTAGCATTCCTGCTTGAGGTCCAACTGTTTCTTTAGTTACTCTAATGTTTTGTTCTACAGGCTGTCTTTCAACAGGCATAGTAACAGTCTCTTCTTCAACTAATTCGCCTTCGGCAAAACCTTGTCTTTTATCTGCAGCAGCTTCAGCTTCTTTCATCATAGACATTAAAGTGTCTTCTCCGATTTCTTCTACAGCTTTTGCAGTAAAGACAAATTCTCCATCAGATAACCTTGCGGGTATACTGTCAGAGACTCCTGAACCCGGACCTTCAACAGGACCAGACCCAGCAAATTCTTGAGCAACATCTATTATCTTATCAAATAACATAGATAGTTCCTCATCTTGTTCTAGTTTGGAAGTTAGCATATCTTCTTCTTCTTCGCTTAATGCTTCTTCCATTATAAATCTTGTGTAGTTATCTTCCATTTCTCCATCAGGTTCCATTTCAGATTCCATAGGTGGTGTCATAACCATCATCATTTGGTCATCTATTGAACCGCCTTCGTTATAACCCATTTTTGCAACAACTTCTGGTGCTTCTTTTCTTAAAGCTTCTATGCCCGGACCACCATCTTTCATTCCTGCTCTATTTTTTAAAAGTGTATTAATATTGTTTGCTTCGTCAATATTTAATGTTTGTTTTTCTAGTAATTTTTTAGCCATTAATTCTTCTTGTCTTTCAAGAGTTTTTTCTAGCATTTTTTTTCTTAATTTTTCCTGAAGAGCTTTTGTTCTTTTTTCATCTAACATTTTCATTTCTTCAGAAATCTTAGCTTTTCCTAAATCTGAAATATTATATTTTTTTCTGTCGTCTTCTAACATCATACTTCTTCCTTCCTATTAATTGCTTCTTTAACCTGCTTGTCCAGTTGCTCCAACCGTACCAGAGAACTCACTCTCCCCTGCAACCGGTACATTTCCTGTTCCGATGTTGCCACCGCCAGTGCCTGTAGCTCCAAGTTCTTGAGGTTGTTGAGGTACTCCTTGAGGTCCTCCCATTGGGGACTGTTCACCACCGGGTTGAGCTTCCTCGCCATTTGTTTGTCCAGCATTCTGCATTCCTATTATTTGTGCCATGATTGCAGCTTCTTCAGGGTCATTGAGTATTTCATCAGGGTCTAAGTCTAAGCTGTAGGCAAGTTCACTTACGAGTTTAGAAATCTTAACAAACGGAGCAATAGCAGGACTTTGTGCAGTTTGTAAGAACATAGTAAGTCTTTGACTTCTAACTTCTTTCTGCATCAAGCTATTTGTTCCAGTAGCTTTAACTTCTAAATCACCTTTAACATCCAACTCATCTTCTAAGAATTGCATGTTCCACTGGAAATAAGATTCTCCAAGTGGTCTTAATAAAAAGTCATCAAGGTTTTTGATAACTGTTTTAATATTTAAACTTGATGCTCCTAATAACATAGACATACCAGAAGCAGTCCTTGTCATACTTTGAACACCTGTTTGTCCGTGTGAATAACTAGGTATACCTGTTTGTTCATCTGCAAGTTGTCTAAACTTATCAAACATCATTAAGTTTTCTTGTGATGTATTAGGAAACTTTAAACCGTGTATAGCTTGTCCCGGCATTCCAGCTTGTCTTCTAAATATTTTACCCGGATATATTTCCATTGATTGTCCACCTACTAAAGCAGACTCATCTACATCAAACACTAGAGAACCAGACATTGCTAAGTTATCTATAGCCATTCTTGCATGACCGTTCATAATCTGTTGCGAATCATCCATGTTCTCAGCTACACCAATACCAAAGAAGTTATATGGGTTTCTTTCGTATGGGAAAGCATTGTATGGTATTCTATATGGAGTGAATGGATTAAGTACAGCTCTTAACAAGTAAGTACCACATGTCCATATGTTTACTTGTACTTCATCTAGGTCATCAACAGTGTCGGGTAAGTCTATACCTACTTCTCTTGCGTACTCTGCATCCATCATTCCCCAGTATTCTAATACTTCGTAACTGTTATTTATATCTTCGTCACTTCTAGCATCATCTTTTAACTGGCTTTCAAAATCTTTTTCTACGTAATTAGCACCCATTTGAATAGCACTACGTATTGCATCTTCATCAAAGTAAGGCATATTACGTAACTGCCTTAATTGACTTCTATTCATTTTATGTCTATGGATAACGTATTCACATTCTTCCATATTAGTTGCGTTAGGGTCTGGGTAAAAATCCCAGCAACTTACAAATTCTATTCTTGGTACTCTAACTTCAAGTGGATTATAAACTCTATTACCTTCTTCATCTGTTTCCCACTTGTGAAGTTTTTTATTAAAGTTAAATGGTCCTTTAACAATACCAGTACCTAATAAAGCTGCTTCAAGTAAAGCATTTCTTAATTCTGAGTTTCCATTTGATTCTTCAATCTGGTCATGGATAAGTTTTTCCATTCTTCTTGCAGCTCTTTGTGCAGGAGATACTTCTATTGCCTGTGGGTCAGGACTTGTACCATCTTTAAGAATACCAGCTTCTTCAGCTTGGTCTTCAAGACTATCTTCAAAGATACCGTTATAAAAAGTAGCTCCGGGTTTTAAAACTCTACCGTCACCTTCGTAACCAACATCATAAGGACTATCTATTCTGTTACCAATGTCATCAGGTATTTCCATACCTTCTGATGTTTCTAAACCGGGTGTAGGATTAGCTGTATCAAGATGTGCAAAGTTTGTTTCACCTTCTGCTATTTTAGTTTCTGCTATACCGATAGGAAACTTTCCTGTACCGAAGATAACATCAACTAACTGTCCAAAAGCTGCAAGTACTTTAGTCTTAGTAACTTTTACAAAGACCCTAGACTTTTCTGATTCTCTAAACTTAACAGATTTAGAATATAATCCTCTATAGTTTTCATAAG